ACAGAAACATTTCAAGAAGAAGAAGTAATAGAAGAAGAATCTCCAATGATGACTGAAACATTTGAAGAAGAAGAATCTACAGAGATGGTTGAAGAAGAAGTGATGGAAGAAGAGACTGAAATAGCAGAAGAAGAATCACTTGAAGAAGAGCCTACTAAAATGGCAGAAGCAACTAATGAAGAAGAAAAAGAAGAAGTTAAAGAAGAGAAATCTGATAGCGAGACTACTGAGAAGTCCACTGTTCAGGCTAAGAAGCTTGCCAAACAAAAAAAGATACGACAGAAAAAAGCAATCAAAGATAACCTGGTAAAAATTATGGATAAAATTGATAAAGATATTAAAGATATTTCAAAGAATTTACAAATTAAAAATATTATTAAACTAGATGCTATGGCAAGTGACCAAGCATCATTAGCAATCTACGAAAATGTAGAGTTTTATAAACCAAAAACTTTATATTTAAATCAATTAAATATATTTGATAACAGGCAGATATATCCTGATACAAGTTTAGCTTCGTATATTAAAGAAGATCCTGTATTTATTAAAGAACAACAATTAAAAAACCTCGATAATATTAAACAACAACTATTATATGAATTGGAGATATTAAAAAATGGTTAAAGAAAAAAGTAAATTTAATTTAAAAGATCAACTCGCAGGAATAGCTGCATTGATAGCAGCTATCGTGGCTATTGGTGGGGGGTTTGCTAAATATGGTGAACTTACAGAGAAAATTAATGCGTTAGAAGAAGCATCTAAAACAGTAGATACACAAATAGTTGCTGTACTAGAAGAAAAAGTTGCACAACTAGAATCTCATAAACACGGACTAGAATCCCACGAACATGAGCACGAGCACGAGCATGGTCATACTAAAATACTGGTTAATGAAAAAGAAATACAATTATTAAAAGTACAAATAGAAGAAATTAAGATTAGTACATCTAATCCTTTAGCTAATTAATTTCTATTCAATATATTGTTATGTACTTAAATGCTAACATACCTATCATTGAATGCTATGTACGTGGTAATTATTTAAGAGATCAAAAAGATTCACACGATAAATATTTTGAATGTGTAGTATTTGGAGTTGCCAGTATACCTGGACAAGTTCCTTTATTTCACTACATGATGACAGATGGTGGACTATGGTGGAGAGCACCTATATCTGCCTTTTGTACTAAACCAGATGTAAAGGAATTACCCTTAGATGAATTATGTTTATGGAATTCATTTAGCTATAATATAGCAGTAACTAAATTTTATAATCTATCAGGTAATAAAGTACAATATTTTTCAAGACGTAAGATACATAGAGAAGGTACTTATTTATTTACATTAGATTGGTGTTCAGGTGATTACAATGAATTAGATTTTGGTTATGCACAAAAACCTGACCAGCATAAGTGTGGTCATGTAATAGAATTAGATGATGGCAACTACGCAATACAACCCAACAATAGGCTAAGAGTATTTGACCCCTCATTAGCTGCAGATCCTAATGAACATTTGATTGACAGATTAGTTAATACTAAGACATGGTCAGTTGAAAGTACATCTAAATGGATTACTGCTGAAGATGAAACAGGAAGATATGATTATGATTATAAAACTCTTGATAGTAATTCCTGGGGTATAGTCAAGAAATGATATATTATGAAATATATATTATTAATAATTTTTTTACTAATACATTTTAATATTATGGCAGCAGATAATTTCCCAAAGTTATTTTACAATAAAGTAATTGAAGTACAAAGTACTTATCCAGAAGGATCATTTGAGAGAATGGTAGATCCTTCTTTGGTTACAACTATTGCATCTTTGGAAAGTGATTATGGTGATTTTAAGAATGCACCAACTGCAAAAAAAGCTAATAACTATATGGGTAGACATGCAGGTGATTTAAAAACTGAAGATCATATAATGTCCAAAGGTAACCCACCAGCACCTGTAAAAGTATATGATAGTATAGAAGATAATATAATAGATTTTTTTAATTTAATTAATAATAATAAAAGATATATAAAATTAAAAGATGCTATAATATCTGGTGAATCTATAGAGAATCAAATTAAATTATTGCAAGGTAGTTATAATTTTGTTGATAAAGAATATGCTAATAAACTTACAAATATATATAACAAAAGAGTTTCAATAATAAATCAAACGGAGAACTTAAATAAAATGGCAGATATAAATACACAAACTAAAAATGTACTAGGTCAAAAAAAGTTAACTAGTACTTTAAATACTGAAGGTAATGTAGATATAACTTCACCTAATCAGAATAAAGATATACAAGCACCACCAGATACTATTGACGAGAAATATAAAGCATGGCAAGAAGGTCATGACTTTAATAACAAATTTAAAGAAAGATTATCAGGTGAAATTAATCTTATGCTATTTGGTGATCCAACAGGAGGATTAAAGTATCAAAGTGGTAGTGATAAGGATAGAACATTTGAAACTAATAGATTAAAAGGATTAAATGTTGATGAATTATATGATGAACTACAATACTGGAATGAAGTTGGGAAAAAAACTTGGGATATAGATGATGAAACTCAAGGTATGCCAGTTAAAGATTGGTTCACTAAAATGTTTGAGAAATTAAATATTAATAAAGATAAAGAAGAAAGTAAACATGAACTTCTAAAAGGTGATAATTACACTCCACCTAAACCATAATACAAAATAAAAAAGGGGAGCTATTAACTCCCCCCACTAGGCAACACTAAGGCACCTTTACGGGTGCCTTTTTTTTTGGTGCAACTTCTTCATCGACCAAAACTTAAAATGCTACAGGTCCTTCTTTTGCCATACGTTCTCTTCGTTGTGCTTCTTCGGATGGTGCAAGACTTTGTTTAATATCTTTTAAAGTCCAATGAGGATTTTTCTTTAATTTTTTAACAACCCATCTATACGACCAAGGCTGTAACTTTAATGTACCACCACTCCAATAATAACTACTAGTCTCAATTAGCTTTTCAAGATTACTACGATTAACTTTAGTATGGTCTTCCTTTTTAATTACTTCTTTAATCCACTCAACCATAATAGCCCGTGCTTTATTTCGTATCTTTTTCATTTGTTTGGTATTCAACTTTATCCTCCCCATCCTAACGCAGCACCGAGTATAACAGAAATAAGCATAAGGGGTATCATTATAGTTATAGGCCAAAACTCTAAAAATTCTAATATAAATTTTTTAGTTTTCTTTTTCATAATTTATTCTATATTATAAAAACTATACTTAATAGTTAACTCTTCTCCCTCTTTGATATCTTCTAAAGCAACTAAATCATATTTAGTATAATCATGTTTAATTTTAATATCATTTGCGTTTGTCATAAAGTATTTATTTTTGGTACAGTTAGGTGTATCTGAATGATTTATAAATCCACCTAGGGGAGTACGAATTAACATGCCATTTATTTTCATATGGCTTACTCCAAAGTTAGTTCCTTTTTTTACAAAGGACTCCGTGAATAAACCTAGTCCTTCAATAGCACTTATACTAATTGTTAATCCATCAGGTAATGGTTTATACATTTTGAATTAACTTTTTAATATCATCTTCTAACTTCTTACCAACACTATTAGCATGATTGATAATAGCAGCACATAGATTAGCTTGATATTTAAAATCCTTTAAAGCTTCTCTAATTTTACCTACAGGTTTTCCACCATAATCTATTACAATAGAGTTCTCCTTATTTAATCCAATCTTCAATTCAAACAATAATCCTGTATGTTTTGATATATTATTTTTTTCCATCAGAGACTCCATCGGTTTGTTTCTTTACAAAATCTGCACCTATACTAGGATCTAATTGATTTAGTGTAGCAAGCATATTCATTAGTTTAACAACTTCACCATATGGTCTACTCATTAAGTACTTCATAATGTCTGTAAGTTGTACAGAATTTATCAAGTATGTTCTTGGGTTTGTTTGTGTCGTCTTTTGTTTCGCATTATTAGTCATCTTTCCTCCTGTATTATTGACCTTTAAATTGATAATATTTATCCTCTATTAAATCTTCATCAGATAAATATGGATTACTTCCATTATTATCATAGATTTCTTTTAAATCTCTGATAGTTTGATTGAGAGTTCTGCCTTGTTGTAAACATCCACAGACTAAATCTTCTACTTCTATCATTGCTTGTTTAACTTGTCCCATTACTGACCTCCTTTATTAATCTATTTAAATACCAATTAGCTTTTTGTAAATCTTCCAATGGTTCTCCTTTGAACTTATATCTTGCTACATACTTTAACACATTACCTTTAAGATACCCATGATACTCATCCTCTGTCATGCAATCTCTTATGACTTCTATAGTTTCCTTTTTACCATACTTATAGTGGGCAGGAGAATGGACATTATCGTTTTCCATATTTTCTCCTAACAGCATTATACTCAACAGTTTCTAAATCATATTCACCATTGCGAACATTACGTTTAACTATAAGACCACTCCACCACATACGTTGTGTATTTCTAGC